ACTATCGCTGATATAGAAGAAATCATATAAACTTCTATTCTTTTAATTCTCAAAATACTTTCTTTGAATCTTTCTTCAGATACAGCTATGTGTTTTTCTAAAGTAACATGAATTTCTTGTAATGATGGTTTAGCCATTTATACCTCGTCTGGGTAATTATATATAGGTGCTTTCCCACTAGGCTCACCATCACTATCAACTGGTACTACAAACAATGCCTTAAAAGCATCTAAGTCTGCACAACCATTTATTGCAGTTTCTATTGTGCCACTAGCTGTTCTAACTGCTGACCTATATGTGCTTATTGCAGATGGTATTGCTACATCACTTTCAGACTTTCTTGTTACATACCAATCAGTAGAAGCTAGTAAACTATTTGCAGTTGTTTTTGTCTTTGCAATCCATATAGATTTAAGACCTAATGTAACCATTTGTTCACCAGTTGTAGGGTCAATGACTGCATCACCATCTTCATCAACTTCATTAATATCTGTTAGACTTCTTGGAACATCTTTCGCCGAATAAAATCTATTATCATAACTAGTATCAGGGTCGTCTTGCCACGTTACACCCCAATGCTCTTTGTCTTCTGCTGACCAAGCTGATGCCCAATTATATGGGTGTTTATAATCCCCATCTGACCAACTCTTGCCAACTTTTAGTGTTGTTCCATTGTGTAACCAAGCCATTATATTCTCCTATCTTGCTAAACTATATTTATATGGATTTTCTGCAAAACTAATGTAGATGTAAGTATGTGTTGTGTTTCCATTACTATTACCATTGCGAAATTTAAAACCATTACTTAAAATATCCATAACTCTAGCTGAATCTATTCCAGTATTATTAGGCTCTAGTTTTAACAAACTGCCATCATTTTCTGGGTTTCTAGTTGTGTCTGTTAATTCCCAATCTCCACTTGAATCTGCATTTTTGTATAAAATCCAAGCAGGTCTAAATCCAGTATAGACAAACGTACCATCTGTAGAGCCATTTCCAGTATAACTGCCAATCTTTGAGTAACCCTCTACACTTGCGAAACAATAGGCTATATAATTATCAGATGTATCATTTACATGAGCAGATGTTCCAATAGAGAATACTGTAGAAGTTGGCGAGGTATTATTAAAAGAAGTACTTGTACTTGCTGTAGCTAAATCATTAAATAGCATTCTATCTGTACCTCCGAGTGGTCTCCAATAACTCATCCAATGCCGAGAGTCTGTATCTCTATTTTTAATCCATACAGTATCAGGTTCTACAGATAATCCGTGACCAACTGTAGCATTTGAACCAGTAGCAACATATTGGACAATGCTAAACCCTGACGTTGTGTTTGCTTGTACTGTGCTTTGTATAGAACCATCATCATTTGTTGAGGTTGTGCCACCATTTGCTTTCCAACACCAATTAACATAAGTTGAATTATTATTGTTATTTCCTGCATTACTGCCAAGAGTAAAACCATCAGCATCAAAAGAGGTAATTCCACTTGCAGTAGATTCATCATTTAAAAGGTCTGGTAATAATCTTTTAGTTACACCTCGACTACTGTCATAAACACTATGAGAATAAACACCACTTGGGTTAGTTCTACTTTTCCCCCAAAAGAGATCAGGTTGAAATCCTAAACCAGTTACTGACTTTGTTCCACCATTTCCAGTAAAAAGAACTGTATTAAAATAATCATCAGCTTGTGTAGTAGCATTAGGACTTATGGTTGGTTCTGGTAGATTAGATGTGCATAATGCTAGAAAGCCTGATGGTGGTGCATAGTAGAAATCACCTATGCCTTTTGCATCTGTGTTCCCTTGTGCAGTTTCATTTCCTGCAAATGAACTATCTTGTCCAAAGTTAGCTATCCAATTATTACTTTCACCAGTAAAGTGAACCCTCATCTCTTGTTGTACTGTGAATGTAGTGTCGTGATTACTTAAATCAAAAGAACCTTGAGTACTAGTACCATTGTTCCAACTATTGTTAATGCCATACCAAATCTTTCCGTTATCCACATCAAAAGCAATTTGAATAATATCATCAGTTGTTAAAGCACTTGAAAAAGCATTAGATATTACTTGACTACCATTTTTATAAATATCATTGCCACTAGCGTAGTAGTTAATGCCATCACCATTGGCGTAGATATTTGTAGGGCTTTGACCCGGAATGTAGTTTGTACCACTAACCTTATTGTATGTAATAGCAGTATCAAAGATACCTGATGACCACTTGGTTGAACTAGAAGATAGTGCAACACCCTCAACATACCACTTACCAGACGATACACCAATAGTTGAACAAGTGGGACTGTGTGATGAACCACTAGTTGTTTTAAGATTACCCTCAGCATAAGTCTGCTGAACGCTGTTCCAAAGAGGATTCAACGTAGCAAAATTATTCTCTGGACTATCAGGCATATTACAATCAGATGCGACTATACCACTAGATGAAAAATGATGTGTGTTGCCACTTGTATCTGCACCTATTGTTGATGCTGATGCAGTACCTACTCCAGTTTGATTGAATTGTAATCTAAATCCATTAGTGCCATATGAGCCAGTATATTCTATTGGTATCCACACACCATTTTTAGTTTCGCCAAATGGAGATGGTGTTAGTTGTGAGCCATCAACGAAATTAGTTTCTGCATGATATGCATCACTACTAAATGCTATTGGTGCATTTGCAAACCCACCTATTACATGTAAAGTATTATTATTAATTGCATAATTTGTATTTGATGACCAAGTTCTTGTTTTAGTAAGTGTTATTTCTGTTCCATTAATATAAATACGACTTCTATTAGCACCAGTACCTTGTGTAGTATCAAATGCCCAAACTAAATGATACCAAGCTGATGGGTCTCTAAATAAAGCTGTTGATTGATCGTATGTCCCAGTTCCACCTAAATCTGTTATAAACTGCCCACCAGACATATATAATGCTACTCTACCTGTGGCAGATGAGCCACCACTAAATAAAGTTTGACTTGCACTTGTATTTGCAATTTTAAACCAAGTACTATATGTCCAAGTTTTTCTATTACTAGCACTTGATGGTGTTCTACTTAAATAAGCATCATCATCATCATTGAACCTTAATGACTGTGTAGCAACACCATTATAGAAACTTGGACTTGCACCAAACCAATTTTCAGAACTAAACATTATGCAAATCCTAGTTGTGCTGTTCCTAATAAGATTGAATTATCAGCTTTGACTACATAAGGGACAACGTCATAAGCACTATTTGCACTTGATAGTGTAAGACCACCTGCACCAACACTTTCATAGTCTGTTCCAAGCGATACTGTTCCTGCCGAGCCACTTGATGGTTGTATGAATATAATTACCCCAGTTTGACCTATCTGGCTTGCTTCTGTGCTTGGATTAGCTAGTGAATTAGAACCTGCTGATAATGTTAATATAAAGTTTTGGTATGTATCAAAATCTAATGTTAATCCAGTACCAGTAAATGTGCTTGGTAATTGTGCTTTCGTAAATGTGTTTTGAACCGAAGTTAAAAAAGGTGTTACAAAAGCTAGGTTTCCTGCACCATCAGTTTTTAAAACTTGGTTTGCACTTCCATCAGCAGTTGGGTGGCTTAATCCATCTAATATAACTTTACCAGAACCATTAGGTGTTATTGCAATATTACCATTTGATGCACTTACTATTGCATTTCCATTCACATCTAAAGAACCACCTAATTGTGGACTTGTATCGGTTACAATATCAAATGCAGAATCTGATACGTTAACTGTGTTTGCAGAAGTGTTAAATGTAGCAAATGTTATATCATCTGAACCATCATAAAACTTTAAAATGGGTGCTGATGCACTTGAAGTATCTAGCCAAAATGTACCAGATACAGCACTTGCAGGTCTTGAACTCCCAGAATTTGTTGTGTTTATTGACTCTAAAACATCATTCAAATCACTTCTAAATGATGGGAAAGATTGGTTTGCAATAGTATAATCTGTTGATTGTGCCATAATTATTTATACTCCTTTTAAAATCCCTTTGCAATAAAATCGAAAGTTTTAGAAACTCCAGAATTAGAACTATTTAAAAAGGCAACATCAAATCCATTTATTGTTTTATTTGAAACTGTAAAATAATCTCCAGTTGCCATTGATTGCCCAGTTATTCCTAAAGCATAATTACCACTTTTGAATGGATTTGTAAACGTAACAGATTTAGTTGTTGTTCCAGAAACTATATCATTGCCACTAAAAATTCTATCTTGCATATCTACTGTAACTGTTACTGCTGATACGACTGGGGTACTTGCTAAATCTCTTGACGTTAAAACAACTCTAAATTTTAAATATCTAGCTTCGTATTCTCCAATAACAAAATTTCTAAAATCTGTGTATGTACTATTATCATCACTTGTAGCAATTTCTAAATGAGCATTACAGTTTGCAGGGGTATCGCCATCAAAGTTAGAACTAGCATCATCAAAATTTCCACTTTTATTATCAAATAAATCATCTGGATTATCTGAACTTTGTGTTATTGATGCTGTTACTCTTGATGTATGTTTAGCACCAATATCAATAACATTTTCAAATTCATAATTACCAGTTGATAAAAAATCTGCATTACTTGCACCAGAATCAAAGAACCTAGTTGAATTTGCATCAAATAATCCACTAGCTGATTCAAATAATTCCGAACTATCTAACTCTAAAGCACCATCTAATAATACAACATTTGTTTTTGTACCACCAAATATAGGGTGTTCTGATTGGGTTGTTATTGCATTAAAGTTTAAAACCCCACTAACATTAGAAATTATTGCAGTAGCATTTGAACTAAAGTTTCCTAACTTATCCACAGCTTTAATAAGGTATGTGCCTTTTCTTGATGGAACTGATATTGAAGTTGCAGGTCTTGATATTTTTTCAACTAAAGCAACCGAGTTTTGCCAATCGGCTGTTCCGTCTAATTCTTCTGAAAATCTAAGATTATAATAGGCTAAATCTAAGTCTGTTACAGCTTCCCAAGATAAATGTGCTTCTTGACCAGAAACATTACATGAAAAATCTGTTACATCACTTGGGGGTGCGATTGCTCCAACTATGGTTCTTTGTGCTGATACATAAGTTGAAGAAACACCTGCTGTATTGACTGCTTTAACTCTTACGTCATAAGTTGATTGGTCAATAACGTTTAAAACTCTATGATTAAGACCAGAACCTTGAGCATAAATAATAAAATCAGATTCTGAACTTAATTTATATTCAACTTGGTAAAAATCGATAAATTTATCTGGACTTGCACCAACTAAAACATCTAATGCAACAATAACTGTTCCGTCATTATATTGAATTAATTGGTCTGATAACGTTACACTTGCAGGGGGTTGAACTGTAAATGGATTAGGCAAAGTTGTATTTGGTATTGTGGCAACCTCTTGTTGAGTTCCAAATGTATAAAAACTATCTTGATGTTCTGATAATTGTAAACTAACTGTGTGGTCTGAATTAAGAGTTAAATTTTGTACTCTAAAAGGTTTTGCAGAAAAACTTGGTGTTGCATGAGTTATATTAACAATATCTCCAATAGATAAATCTAGTGCTGTGGCATCTGTCTTTAAGGAAACATCTAAACTCGACCTAGAACGTCTTAAAATGATTTCTGCCATCTCTTGGGCTTGATATGGGCTTGTAAACATAGAAAAATCAAACCTACCCTCTAAAAGCAACCCACCATCTGCTGTTTTCATTGTTGCATGTTGGTCTGCACTAGCTATTCCAGTTTCGTCTACTGGTGGGAATTGTGCTGTATCTGATTGATAGTTTTTATCTGGGTTAGTAAAATTAACTATAACTCTATTATATCTGGAGTTTTTGCTTTTACTAGAAACCGATATGCCACCAATAATATTATCTTCTGTTAATGTAATTGATGCTGAACCAGTACTTTCAACTAATATATTATATACACCAGATGAAAAGTTTAAATATGACCTAGAACCCCTCACAAATTCTTTTACATTATCAATAGCTTTTCTTGAGGTATCAATGACAATATGGCTATCCATTAAATCAATCTGACTTGCACCACTATAAGGGGTAATATTAGCATCACATACATCACTAGCAGTTTGCCAATCAGCAAAGTTACTATCAAAATAACTATTAGCTATCCCCATTCCAAATCTTTCGTTTCTTAAATAATCTAATAATTGCAATATAGGATTATCAGAATATGCCCAAGTTGAACTTGTGTCTTTCCTATGGCTTCCAGAGCCACCAGTAACAGTTCCATCTAAGTTGGGGTTATATACCTTTTTACCTTGAACTATCGCTGTAACACTCGGTAATGAGCCGAATTTATCTTGATTCCACTCAAATCTAATAGCAAGATATGCCAAACCCCTTAATCTATGGTTACTTGTCCAAGAACTTAGGGTGGATAATAAATTTGATGCACTTTGACTATCAGAACCAAAATGAGGTTCGCAGGTTATTAAACTTGCTCCATCATAAAAATTAGCATCATTACTAGCCACAGTTATTTGTGAATTATCTGCAATATCCCCAGACCATGTAACTGTATTATCGTTTATTTGTATTGAGGTAATATCATTTATTTCACCCTCACTTAATACAATAGCCATATATAAATACTGATTATCTGTTCCAGATGTTTCTAAAAAAACTACATGACCACCAACTTTTCTTGTTCCATAAACAATAGGAATATGACCATTTGCAGTAAATTTATTAACTAAAACCCCTCTTGCTTGTTGTTCAGAATTTTGTTGTGAAAAATCTGGTATTTCTGGCATAGGTATTATCCACCCAATAACATCTTCAACAATACCAACAACACCATCAACTATATCTTCAACTACATTTACTATTTCCTCAAATGGATTACACATTAATTCAATCTCCAGTTTGAGCCTAAATTTTTAAAACCAAGTTTTTGAAATACTGGGTCTATATGTAAACCAGATGTTACCGATAAATACATTGGCAAACCTTTTGCGACTTTTTTAATTGAATCAACTAAAGCTGTAACTAATTTAAAATTTCTAAAACTTTTCTTAACATAAATTGTATGAATATGAATACATTCACTTTTACTAAACCAATATTCTGTTTTATGAAAAATAGTACAGCCTATAACTTGGTCTAAATCCAAATCTTTTAATAAAATTATTTTGCCCTTTTGTAATATCGCATTAATAAAGTTTTTTAATTTAGGCTCGTCTACTTCTGGATAATCTAAATCAACTAAATCTTCATCTTTAAAATTTATCAATAAATCACAAATTGTTTGTAAATCTTTCTTTTCAGCTTGATATAAATGTATACTCATACTCTACCCCATTTAATATCTTTGACTGTGAGTGCAGAAAATTCCATACCTTTATCAGCACTAAAGAACCTTTTTTGGGAATTATCGGTGGTTGTCCTGCCACTTGTTTTGCTGAAATTTCCCCAATGTGATGTAATTGTTAGAATTAAATTTGCCCTCGTTGTATTATCGGTAATCTTATAATTGTTAATTGTACCATAAAACAATAAAAATGGGTCTGATATTAAAGCTAAATTTGTATCTAAGAAACCCCTATAAATATGAACGTCATCATTTATTATATTTTCATTAAGAACTATAGCCACATATGTTTGGTCTACTGCTGATAAACTTATAGATAAACTATTCTTTGAGGGTTTATTTGTTTCACTAACCCCAGTTATACTTTGTAAATGCCCATTAGATAAATAGGTTCTTGATGTTCCAGAAATATCAGAAGTTATATCAAAACTTGCATTAGTTAAATAAATTGGTGTTGCGAAACCAAAATCTATTAAAACAACTGGCTCTATATTTCCAGTAGCTAGTTCTGTTTTGACTGCACTTGTTAAACCTCTAGCCATTTACAAACTTTCTATTACATCAAACTCATAACTAAATAATAAGTTACCATCACCATCATTTTCGCTTGTTGCAAATTCTTGAACATCACTTGCTAGATGTACTGTAAATGGAACTGCATCATAAGTTACAGCACTATCATTTGCTAATGCTTCTCTTAAAGGTGGCTCTATTGTTACTGTTGATGCATTACTAGATGATGTTGCATCTTCTACAACCATATAAACCTTAGAATGTGCGAACTTTATAAAATCACCTGCTTTTAATCTACCTGCACCATCTCCTGCAAATCCATTAATAGCTATAGTTGTATCTGCGACTGCATGAACTCCATCAACTAATAAAGTTCCACTTTCGTTTCCTAAAGCATTTAAATAGCTTGGCATTGTTATTGTGAAATCTTCTTTTCTGGCTCTTTGCTTCATTATAAATGCCATGATAGGTGCGAATTCTGACCTTTTCATAGGTGGATATTGGACTGTAAAACTAAATTTTTGCCCTTGAACTTGTCTACGAAATGTTTTTCCACTATCGGTTTCAGAAAACAAAGTCTTTTGATTGCTTGAAAGATTAACTGAAATAAAGTTTGTATTTGGTAATGCTCCACTCATATTATAGCCATTCTACCCTTTTCATTTACAGCACTATTAATAAGATTAACTATAGTACCTCTTGAATTAACTAATAATTCGTTAAATCCTCTAGCATCTACTGTGCTTATATTAAAGTTTACTGTTACTGCTTTACCCATTCCACCTAACTTATTATTTGGAACTACGTTTGATGGTCTATCTGGCACTATCAATTCTGCACCTGCTTCACCAACCATATATGGCTGACCTTGATTAACTCGACCACCCAAACGTCTACCTTGATATTTTTGTTGACTTATACTAGCAAGTTGAACTGCACCTAATACACCTATCAAAATAGCTAAAGGTATATTGCCAGTAGATAATGCCTTAGTAACACCAGTAGCAGTATTCATTATTGCTTCTGCCATATTAAATGCTTTATTT